ATGGCATCGTCGTTGTGCCAATTAAATATCGTCGTGCACATATTGAGTGGCAGCCGGAGCGCAAAGGCTTTGTGCGTGATCATGGATCGGATGGCTCTATTCTTGAGCAATGCACTCAGGAAGAAGGCTTCACAAATCGTCTTGACAATGGCAATGAGGTCGTTGTAACAGGAGAATATTTTATCTTCGTCGTTAAAGAAGATGGCTCTTACACTCCTGCATTGTTGAGCATGACATCTAGCCAGCTCAAAAAGGCAAGGCGATGGAATTCAATGATGAATCATCTAAAATTGCCAAAACCTGATGGCACAGGTGTTTTCAACCCAGCGATGTTTTATTCATCTTACAAGCTCACCACAGTTCCGGAGGAGAATGACAAAGGAAGCTGGTTCGGTTGGGATATCGAAATGCTTGATGGTGAATCTGGGGGGATTCTAAAGAGCCTAAAGAATGGTCAAGACATATACATGAATGCTCGATCATTTAAAGAAAAACTAAGTGAAGGATCTGTCTCAGCAGTTCCCGAAGAAGAAGCCTTTTGATTTAAAATAACTGGGGGAGAATGCAATTGCATTCTCCTTCATTCTTCGGAGGACGCTGTGAGTGAAATAGAAAGATTTATGGCTTTGTTTGATGGTTATGAACAAGCCCACGGTCAATACCGAGTAACAAGCAAAGGTGATGATGGAAAACTTTCCGGCCGAGCAATAACGAATTCTGAACCAGCATCAAAAGAAAACTACAAAGAGCATCTTGAAGGTGGGCCATATATCCTTGGCATAATTATGTTGAAGGAAAATAACACGTGTGTCTTTGGCTGTATTGATATTGACATTCGTGGTGTGGTCAAACTTGAAGAGCCACTCGAAGAATTAGAAAAGAAGATACGCCACACACCACTCGTTCTATGTAGGTCAAAAAGTGGTGGTGCGCATCTCTACCTATTCTGTGAACCTGCCATTCCTGCAACAGACATGGTTGCCAAGCTCAATGGCTTTTCCGCACAGTTGGGTTATGGTGGTGCAGAAATATTCCCAAAGCAAGTTTCACGTGCCAACGACAGAGATCGCGGAAACTGGATAAATCTCGCATATCATGGCGGGGACGAATCAGAGCGTTACGCAATTCATGAAGGCAACAAGCTCAATCTTTTAGAATTCCTAGACCTCGCTGAAAGCAAACGTGTTAAGCAGGAGCAGCTCGATAAATTTGAGCCGGAACTCTCAAGCATCTTTAATGATGGCCCTCCATGCCTACAGCACCTTTCTACGATGGGCTTTCCGGAAGGGACACGTAACGTCAGCCTATTTAACATTGGTGTTTATTACCGCAAGAAGAACCCAGACGATTGGCAAGAAGAGGTGATGAAGCACAACTACGAACACTTCGACCCACCACTGTCGAGTGGTGAGGCTGGTGGTGTGATAAAGGCAGTCGCTAAAAAGGAATATGCTTATACTTGTAAGCAAGCACCAATTTGCAATTATTGCGAAAGATCAAAATGTCTGAAACGTGCTTATGGGGTTGGTGGTGGACTTGATGGCGCATCAATAGAAATAGATTCAATCACCAAATACGAAACTGAAAACAGATCATCTGTGCGTTGGTACATCGAGATGCAGGGAGAGCGAGTTGAAGTAACAACCGACCAATTGCTTGAGCAACGAAAGTTACAAAGGCTTTGTGTTGAGAAGCTGAATAAGTGCCCGTCAATCATGCCTCAGCCACGCTGGGAGAACCGCATAAACGAATTGCTAACGGTTGTTGAGGTAATTAACGACCCAGATGATGCATCCCCTCGTGGCCAATTCGAGAAGGTTCTTGACTCATTCTTAACAGGCAAAGTCCAGGCTCGCCACCGGGATGAGATAATGAATGCCAAGCCTTGGCATGACATAGAATCTGAAAAGGTGTATTTCCGATCCGAGGATCTTTTTATATATTTGGAGGCGAGGAGATTTCGTTTTCATTCCCAGCACCAAATATGGTCATGGCTAAGAGAGGCAGGAGGAGATCGAAATCAATTTAGAATAAAAGGCAAGGCCATAAAGGTATGGTCTGTGCCAGCACCAGAATTTTATGAAGACGAACCGTTGGGCTTGCCACCAACAATTGAGGAGAACTTTTAAATGCATTGGCTAAATCTTGCTGTTATTGTGCTGAGGAAAGAGAACAACTTAACACAAAAAGACTTGGCCAAAATTGCTGGCTGCTCTGCAAACACAATTGCAAATTTAGAGAATGGCAGCACAAGCATTCGGTTTGAGACTCTCGAAAAAATAATAGAAATTCTTGGTTATGAATTTGACATTCACAAGAAGGAAAAATCCGTTGACAGCATCGCCTCCTGATTATGCAAAAGAAAAAATTGTTGAAAGGTGGCGTGCAATGTCACCAACCGATATTTTGAATTTCATTGACATGGCTCAAAACTTGCTTGATGAGGGAACATTTGGCCTTCATTCAATTGAGAATATTCATAGCATAACAAGAGCAATACACAAATTAAAAAATGGATGAACGTGTTAACATAATTCTTGGCCCACCGGGGACAGGCAAAA